TAATACACGGCAAGCAAGCGGAGGACGCGGTTAGACAACTTTTTACTCTCGATCATCCTGAATATGACGTTGAATATCATGAGTATCGGATGTATGCAGATAAGGACCGCCCGTATATATTTGCCACTCTGGATGGAGAGCTAACCGATAAGCATACAGGCAAAAAAGGCGTGTTGGAAATTAAGACTGCCACTGTCCAAAACCCATTACAATGGGACGATTGGGGCGATGAAATAATGCCGGAAAGCTACTACATACAGGTACTCCACCAGCTTATAGCAACAGGATGGGATTTTTCCATACTGCGCGCATATATAAGGTATTTCAAAAACGATTCAATGCGTGCAACCGTAAGGGAGTACAGGATCGATCGGCAAGACGTTATAGGCGATTTAGAGTATTTAATTGAAAAGGAATCGCAGTTTTGGGAATCGCTTCAGTCGGGGAAAAGACCGGCACAGATTCTGCCGGATATTTAAGGAGGAAATTGAATGGATTTTTTAGTTGAAACTGATTTACAGGCATTTCCGAAAAGTATTAATTTTAACTTCGAAGAAATAAAATCAGAGCTTGAAGAAAAGCTTGTAAAATACAAAAACCTTGTTGTTACAGAGGACGGAATAAAGTCTGCAAAGGCTGACAAGGCAAAGCTTAATAAGCTTGCGGCAGCAATTGAGGACAAACGCAAG